TTATTTTATACATACAGTGGAGATGCTGGTCTAGCAAACAATCCAGGTGTTGCGTGTGCGAACATACAGCCAGTTGGAAGTAATGTAAATTGTCCACCAACCCCAACCCCACCAGTACCACCGATTCCTCCTACACCAACTCAAAACATAAGTGTTAGGGAGTGTAATAACAGCGGAAGTCAATTATATTATTTTCAAGTAACTAATGCAAATGGATTTGGACCAGGGTTTGCTCTTACTGTTACAGGAGGTCCTGATGACAGTAAAACATGGGAGGTAATAGACCCTAATTTTTCAGGCACTACTTTATATAATGTAACATACGTAAGTCTAACGACAAGTTGCCCTCCTCCGCCAACGCCTGCGGGACCAACTCCGCCAACAACTATTTTTGCAGAATATACTAAATGTTTTAATGCATCAGTAACAGCAAACGTAAGCGGGCCAGTGGGCACTACATTTCCAAATGTGTTAAAAATATCTGGAGTGTGTTACGAATATTCATCTTTATCAGGAACGTCTGGTGCAGACTTTAACAACTTTACGGATTATAGTGATTGTACATCTTGTTTGGGGACAGCTCCAACACCGCCTACTCCACCGCCTGTTCCAACACCAGGGCCACCAACACCAGGACCAACACCAAGTGCGTGTTCTGCTATTAATGGAATTACAAGAAGCACCGTTAGCGGTAACGCTGCATGTGCGGGAACTAGATCAGAAACATCTTACTTTGATAGTTCATCTTTATGCTTGGCAACAGCATATTACGGAACAGATATTTCTTGTTCTAATTTTGGTAATGCAGGATATATAAGCGATGGCTCGTATTCAAGATATTGGAGTGGTAATTCCTTTATTGGATCATGTGTAGGTTGTCCGTAAAATTTATATATTTATATTAATTTAATTTAATATAATTTAATGTACGAAATACCAAACTTCTTATCACATATAGAATGTGATGAAATAATAAAACACATTGATGCCAACCATAACAGGTCATCTGTAGTAGTAGGAGGGACAGACAGATCAGATATAACTGACCACCGAACTTCAAGCACTAGCAATCTTAACACAAATGATAACTTAATATCTTCTGTGCATGATAAAATAAGCGCACATTTAAATTTGCCTAGGGAAAACGGGGAGTCGTTGCAAGGGCAACTTTATGAACAAGGACAATACTTTAAACCACACAATGATTTTTTTACAGGCCCTGCTTACGATATGCATTGTAGAGCTTCAGGAAATCGAACTCATACTTTGATGGTTTATCTTAATGATGATTTTGATGGAGGCGAAACTAATTTTCCTAATTTAAATAAAATGGTAAAACCCGAAAAGGGAAAAGCAATATGGTGGAAAAATATGCATGAAGACCAAGTCCTTACGGACACTTTACACGAAGGAGTTCCTGTTAAGTCTGGTAAAAAATATATAGTTACATCTTGGTGGAGAGAAAAAAAATGGGATGGAGCAGGAGATGCACATAAATATGAGGAGTATAAAAATCTAGTACCAGTTCCTTATAGCGAAGCTGTGGTAAAAAAAGAAAAGCCAATGATGGAAAGTAAAATAGTAAAAGCATCTATGCCAAAAATAGAAACATCTGCGCTTCCTAGATTAACAGAAAACGGATTTAAGCTTTCTAAATGCCCACCAAAAATGTGGTCTTTAATACAAGAGTGTTATGGTTTGTTAAAAGATAAACCGACAGAAGAAAATTTTGATGGCAAAGAAACCTATGTTCCTGGCAATACCTCGTTGTTAGATTTTGATAATCTACCTACAGTTAAAACTATATTGCATGAAGAACTTTTACCTATACACGAAGAATTTTGCGGTAGGAAATTAAACCCTAGTTTTATTTATGGTATTAGGTCTTACGAAAAAGGTTCTAGTTTAAAAGAACATGTGGATAGGGTAGAGACTCATCACATATCTTCTATTATTATAGTTGACAAAGACTTGACTTGTGGATGTCAAAACAAAAAGTATGCAGATGATTGGCCATTAGATATACAGGGACACGATGGGGAGTGGTATAAGATTTATGCGCAGCCAGGAGATATGATTCTATACGAATCAGCTGTGTGTGAGCATGCACGCAAAGAACCTTTTGGAGGGAAATACTTTAGAAACTTTTATGTTCATTATAAATTTGCATGATAACACATTTCTTAGCACCAAGCGACAAAAGTAAGTGGCCACATAAATGGAGCGTTTGTTTAAAGTCTTGGCAAAAACATAGCTGTTGTATCAAGGTATGGAGTGATGAAGATATAGATGCATTTATTAAATGTAAAGACCCGGAGTTTTATGAAGTTTTAAATGGATTACATAAAATATTTAAATTAGACTACGTCAGATCTTTAATCTTAGAAAGTATAGGAGGAATCTATTCAGATATGGATATAGAGCTTATCTCACCTTTTGTTCATCAATTAAATAAAAATAAAATATATATTATAGGAGCTAGTTCAGGTGATGAGTTTGTTCAAAATAGTTTAATGATTTCTCCGCCTAGCGATTTTTGGAAAGGATTTTTAAAAGAGTCAAGAGAAAATATTATAAACAACTTTAACCAAGTTAATTCTTATCCTAATTTAAAAGAAACAGTTCCAGGTATTATTGTTAGAGAAACCGTTGGACCTATTGCTTTATCTAAATATGTTAAAAAAAACATATCACAGGTTGAGATATTGCCTGCTAATTTATTTAATCAATCTACAGGTATATGTTTTACTAAGCATCATCAAACAGGAATATGGGGGTTTGTAAATTAACACCAATAAATTTTTGTAAATTTGTGTATAATTTATTTATATGGCTTGTAAAACCATTGAACTCTTATGTCCATTATATGCAGATGGCCCATGTGAATGGGAGATAGGTTGTTGTGGCACAGAGTCTGTTGGAGAAGAAGACTCTACAATTATATTAGAGCCCAATCAAAAAATTGATGTTTGTTTAGACACTACGGGAGCGTATGGTCAAACTCCAGGACAGGTTTATTTTGAAAGAGTTTCAGATTTTGGAGACTTTAATGATTTTTCTATTGCGTGTAGCACAAATTGTGGTGATGAAAATCCAAGCCCTATACCTACGCCGCCTGTGCCGCCTGTGCCGCCTACGCCGCCTAGTCCTCCTACACCAGCTCCTACACCTTCTACTGTTTCTTGTTTAGGAGCAGAAAACACAGTAAGCTTTGGAACGGTAAATGGGGTAAATGTATACCAGTTTAATGGAGTTTATTTTCAACCTTTTGCTACCAATGTAGGCACGTATGTTTTAAAAAACGTTCCTGCAAATCATCCAATAGCAATACAAAATTTTAATTTAACTAATGTTATAACGTATACTGGAACAAATGCTGTGGGTCCTAAAACAGGGTTAGATGGAAACACATACACATATTATTGGGGTGATGTAACTATAACAGTTATCGGTGGATATGGCACTGTTAGTTATGAATGTTATTATCATGGGTATATGGGTGGTCAAGACAATTTAGTTTATAACGGAGATGAGTGTAGCGCTCCAGGTCCATCACCTGCGCCTACACCAGAGCCTACACCTCCAACGCCAAGCACAGTACCCCCTATTCCTTCTCCTATTAAAACTAATTACACTTTAACGTATAGCGAAGGAGTAAAGGGTTGGCCGTCTTTTTATTCTTATAATCCAGATTTTATGTTAGGAATGAATAACTATTTATATTCTTTCAGTGCAGGAAATTTATATAGACATAACACTAATGAAACCAGAAATAACTATTATGGTATTCAGCATAACTCGCAGATAACTACAGTCTTTAACCAGAACCCATTAGAAAATAAAATTTTCAAATCAATTAATTTAGAATCAGACGCAGCTTGGACAGCAACTATGAGCTCCGATATTCAGTCAAGAGGTTTTATAAACGCAGCTTGGTTTGAGAAAAAAGAAGGAGCTTACTTTGCTTACATAAGAAAGACAGGAACTACACCTGCATTGCCTGGTGAATACGCATATAGATCAGCTCAAGGAATTGGAAAAACAAATTTGTGGTCAGAGAATTCAAATATCTTGACACTTAATTTTTCTGTTAACCCTTTAGTCTCTATTAGTAGTGTGAATATTGGAGATTATATTTATTTCTCTGAAGGTGCTTTTACCACTATTAGTTTTAGTGGTCAAGTAACTAATGTTGAAATCAATATAGCCAGCGGAATAAATAGAATTTTTGTTAACACAAATTTTACAGAGAGTGTAATTATTAGTGAAGCAGCACCATACATATTGGCATTAAGAAATACAGAGGCGGAAGATGTAGGAATGTTAGGACACGATTTAATATTAACACTTGAAAATGCTAACACTACAGCTACTGAATTGTTTGCAGTTGAATCTGAAGTTATTAAAAGCTATCCTTAAAAATTAGTATCTTTACACTAGTATGGAGTTTAGTATAAGAAAATTAAATCCATCTGATTATGAAGATGTATTAGTAGGATGGTGGAAAGATTGGGGTTGGCAAGCGCCAGCTAAGGATTTTTTACCAGAGAATGGAGAAGGCGGATTAATGGTAATAATGAATGGTAAGCCTGTTTGTGCAGGATTTACTTATGTTACAAACTCAAAGGTTAGTTGGGTAGATTGGATTATATCGGATAATAAAATAGAAGATAAAGCATTGAGACACGAGGCAGTTAAATTTTTAGTAAGCACATTAACAAATATATGTTCTAAAAACGGTGGATATATCTACGCTCTGCTAAGACACGATGGTTTAATTCAAACTTACGAAGACCTAGGATATGTAAAGGGAGATAGTTATACACACGAAATGATTAAAAAAATATAATATGGCAGCATTTACTACAATAGCCACACTTGGAGCAGCAGCTATAGGTTCTGGAATGAGTTTTGCCGAGGCTGGTAAACAAAGAAAACTACAGAGTCAAGCAGAGGCGGCAGCACAAAAAGCATTTGATGAGGCTAAAGCTAAATTAGATGTAAATTATTTAGAAGGACTTACAATAGCAAAAGAACCTTATGAATTAGAGAGAGAAGCTTTAGCTCAGGCAGGGGCTTCAGCTTTACAAGCAGGTATAGAAGGAGACCAAAGAGGAGCTGGTGCGACAGCAGGACGTGTGTTAATGGCGCAGCAAGCTCAGCAAGCACAACAAAGAGCGGGTATGTCCCGTGAAATGCAGGCGTTGAATCAAATAGCAGCTCAAGAAGAATCAAGACTGCAGGGTGCTAGAGTTGAATTAGATTTAGGTGAAGCTAAGGGTCAGTCTCAAAGAGCTCAGCAAGCGCAACAAGCAAGAGCTTCAGCTATGAACGCTGGTATCGGAGGTTTATTTGATATAGCAGCAGCAGGTATAGAGTCAGGAGATTTGTATAAAAGTGCAAAACCAGTCGATGCGGTGGCTGGGGTTACGGCGCCCTCAGCTTTAGGCGCTAGCACTAATGATATTTTAACAGGTAATTTTAACAAAAGTAATGTTACCTTCGACCAAATTATGAATAGGGATTTAGGTATGACACCTCAATTAAACCTAATTAAGTATGGGACAAATAACCCATTTGACATATTCACTAATAATTAATTATGGCATTAGGATACGGATACGTAAGAGATGATGACCCAGTACAGATTAACTGGTCTGAAATAACTAAGAACTTTACTGATAGAATAAAAGCTGACCAAGTTGATCGTCAGAAACGTAAGGATGACATTCAAGAAAAATTTAATGACTTACAGAAAGATTTAATTAATAAACCACAGGGGTACAATACAGACCTAAACAAAGTGGTTGGTTCATTTTCTGGACAAGCCTCAACAGCTTCATTAGATTTAATTAACAAATTAAAATCAGGGCAAATATCAGAGCAAGAATATTATACTAAAAGAGCTAACCTTAAAAGCAGTACTGAAAACTTTTTTCTTTATTCTAAAAATTTTAACGACAACTATGGTAGGTTGATGGAGCTTGCTAGGTCTAATGATCCAGATAAAAAACTATCTGCTGAGTCAATATTTCAGCTTCAGATTGCCTCCGATATGTTAGATTTTAAAAACACAACTGCTATTGTTGACCCGGGAACCAACGAGATGATACTAGTAAAGACAGATGAAGACGGCAATCCTACAGATCAAATAGTTAATGTAAGTCAGCTTGGGTATTTATCATCAGATGAAAAGCTGTCCTATAATTACAAAAACCTTATATCTGAAAATTTAAAAAACAGAGGTGTAAAAAAATATACTGATGAAAACGGAAAAGTAATTACAACCATTCAAGGTGTAGAAGTTGACACTGAGACTGCTGAAGGAGCTTTAAAGGGATTAGCAGAATCTATTGTAGGAGACCAATCGCAAATGTTTAGTATACTAGCTCAAAATGGTTACACATTTACTAAAGACCCAAGTAAAAAAGATGACGAGAAGACAATGTATTATGATATGAATACAAATGAGTACTCTTTTGATACAGATGCTGCGTTAGCTTTAGTCACAGATGAAATTAATAATTCAATATCTGTGTCCGTGAGTAAATCGGAAAAAGCAGCTGAAGATAGAGCTGAAAGAAGATTGGTGATTGAAGAAAAAAGATTAGACATAGCTATTGAGCAGTTAGGTTTAGATAAGCAAGCAAAGCAAGGTTCTTATGAAGCTGGTGATAATGTAATTGTATTAGATGATTCACGAAAAGTTTCTGCAAAAAATTATGTAAAGAATTTAACTACTGATAATTTTTCAGATGAAAATGTATTAGATGTTGTTGATAATTTTCAAACCTTATTTAGAAAACAAGGTTATGACATAAATTCAATTGTTGATGTAGAAAGAACCCCAGTAAAAATTACCAGACGAGGTAAAGAAGTGTTAGTTGATCAAACCGCTATAAAAATATTTATTCCCGATGTAATGGACAATCCTTTATTTATACCAATTGCCACTACCGAATACGATGGAATAATT